GGGCAAAGCAAAGGTTAAGGTAACAGCGAGTGGAAAGAAGGTAAGCTACGGGCAGGCAGGTAAAGCTAAAGATGGAGGCCCTCGTGTAAAAGCGGGGACTTCCAAAGGTGACAGCTACTGCGCTAGAAGCCTTGGGATAAAGAAAGGCTTATCTAAAGCTAAGCAGAATGACCCTAACACACCTAATAACCTTTCCCGTAAGCGATGGAAGTGTTCAGGTGCTAAATCTAAAAAGTGAGGTGTTAAATGAAGTGTTCATCCTGTGGCAGCAGCCATACAAAGAAAGGCAACAAGATGCCTATTAGAGGTCAGCGGACTGTAAAAAACAAAGCATCTAAAGGAAAGAAGAAGAAATAGCTTGACTTACTGACGTAATTATGCTATACTATACTTGTGGTTTACCTTTAAAGATTATCTTTTAATAACAACTAAACTGTCCTAACGGAGAAACAGCATGATAGATAAAGACCTAGAAAAGTATTATGATAGCTACCGTGAGATGTTTATCACTTCCGGTTGGAAACAACTACAGGAAGATTTGACTCAGAACGCTAGCATTATAGGTTCAGTTCAAGCCTGTAAAGATAACGAAGACTTATACTTTCGTAAGGGTCAGTTAGCAATAATCTCTAATTTGGTCAACTTAGAAGATCAAATTAAAGCAGCAGAAGAACAAGCTAATGAAGCAGAGGAGCCGGAGTAGTGCGTTTACTCTTTGACTTTGAATGTTCAGGTGGTCACATAGAAGAACACTTCGTATCTTCGGATACTAGAGAAGTAGTTTGTCTACACTGCAAAAGAACAGCAACAAGAATTCAATCTCCTGTGCGATCAGCTCTTGATCCGATCTCTGGTGATTTTAACGGTGCTACCGATAAATGGATGAAGAACCGCGCACAGAAGCTGAAGCAAGAACAGAAGGCTAACTCATAACGAACCCTTCTATACAACTTACCTCCATAATGAGAGTACTCACGGAGTTTTAATAATGGCAACACTACTAGACGAGCGTCTTGATGACGAAAATGATGAAGTAACTAATTTTGAAGAGACTCCAGAACAAGAGATAACTCCTCAAGAGGAAGAAATCCCCGATAAGTACCAAGGTAAATCTACTGCTGAAATTGTAAGGATGCACCAAGAAGCTGAGAAGCTTTTAGGAAAGCAAAGTGGTGAAGTAGGGGAGCTTCGTAAAGTAGTCGATAGTTACATACAGACACAACTCGACACAAAAACAACACCGGAACCCGAAGAAGACATAGACTTTTTCTCAGATCCCGACAAGGCAGTCGAAAGAGCAATTAGTAACCATCCTAAGCTTAAGCAAGCTGAGGCAGTCACACAACAGTATCACAAGCAAGCAGCACTTGGTCAGCTACAACAGAAACATCCTGACATGAATGCTCTTCTTCAAGATCCTAAGTTTGGTGAGTGGATTCAAGCTTCTAAGATTAGAACACAGCTCTTTACACAGGCAGATAAACAGTACGACCACGAAGCAGCCGATGAGCTTTTCACTAATTGGAAAGAACGGCAAGGCATAGTGGCTCAGACTGTAGCTAATGAGAAGGCAGAAAGAAAAACTGCAATTAAGACTGCATCAACAGGCAACACCAAAGGAAGCGGTGAGCAGCAGTCGCGTAAAGTTTATAGACGCTCCGACATTATTAAACTTATGCAGGACGATCCTGATCGGTATTTATCCTTGTCTGATGAGATCATGCAAGCATACCAAGAAGGCAGAGTCCGCAACTAAACTCTCATTATAGGAAATAAACAACATGGCAACTTCAGTATATCCCAATATGGGCGGAGCAGTAACTAACACTAGCGCCGCTAAGTTCATCCCTGAAATCTGGAGCGACGAAGTAATCGCTGCATACAAGTCTAACCTCATCATGGCTAACGCCGTTAAGAAGATGAGCATGACTGGTAAGAAAGGTGATGTCATTCACGTACCTAAGCCTACTCGTGGTCAGGCTCACGCTAAAGCCGCTGGCACCGCTGTAACCATCCAGAACACTGTTGAGTCAGAAGTTCTGATTACTATCAACAAGCACTTTGAATTCTCTCGCTTGATTGAAGACATTACCGAAGTACAGGCTCTTGCTTCTCTTCGTCAGTTCTACACTGGTGATGCAGGCTATGGTCTGGCTAAGCAGGTTGATGACGATCTGTTTAACCTTGGCAAGTCTTTTGGTAATGGCAACGGCAGCTCTTTTGTTAACAGCGGTTCTTTTCAAGTCAGCAAAGAAACTGCTACACTTGGTGAACTAGAAGCGTATGACGCTGACGGCGCTACTGACATCGGTGCTTTCTCTGACGCTGTTTTCCGTAGCTTGATTCAGAAGATGGATGACGCAGACGTACCTATGGACGGTCGTTCTTTCATCGTACCTCCTTCCTTGCGCAATGCAATCATGGGTATTGAGCGTTACAACTCATCTGACTTCGTAGATGGCAAAGGCACTGTTACTGGTAAGATCGGTAACCTATACGGTGTTGACGTTCTTGTCTCTAGCAACGTACCTACTCTTGAGACTGGTGTTCGTGGTGCTCAGTTGATTCACAAGGACACCAATGTTCTTGCAGAGCAACAGGGTGTTCGTTCACAAACTCAGTACAAGCAGGAGTTCCTTGGCACTCTGTACACTGCTGATACTTTGTACGGTGTTCAGGTTATGCGTCCAGAAGCAGGCTTTACCCTAGCAGTCTTAGGCTAAGCAAGTAACAAACTGGGGATTCTTCGGAGTCCCCTTTCTTTTTCTTTTGTTTCCGTAGGAGCTACAATGGCTATATTTAGAGGAGATGGAGGTGCTGGAGATTCCAACACAGACTCCACTCTTAACTTAGTTACTGCCCAAGCTGTTATAGCCACTACGAAAGCAAGCGATGCAGCCGCTAGTGCCGTAAGTGCTGGCGACTCAGCTACAAGTGCAACAACATCTAAAAACGCAGCAGCTACCTCAGCTACCAGCGCAGCTAATAGCGAGCAAGGTGTCGCAAACTCTGCAACAGCGGCGGCAGCAAGTGCTACAGAAGCGTCTACGTCAGAGACTAACGCGGCTACTAGCGCTACAGCGTCAGCTACTTCAGCTACAGCTGCTAGCGCCTCTGAGACAGCCTCTAGCGCCTCTGAGAGCAACGCAAGCACATCGGCTACCACTGCCACTACTAAAGCCTCAGAAGCGGTTACAAGCGCATCTAATGCGTCTACAAGCGCTTCTACGGCAACGACCAAAGCATCAGAGGCTGCGACTAGCGCAAGCAATGCCTCAACCTCCGAAAGCAATGCTGCTACGTCAGCCTCTGGTGCATCTACTTCCGCTACAAACGCAGCTAGTTCAGAGACTGCTTCTGCTGCTTCTGCTAGTGGTTCTGCCACATCTGCTGCTAATGCAAGCAACAGTGCCAGCGCAGCCGCAGCAACTTTAGCTGCCTCTGCTTTAAAAGCTAACAACTTGTCTGATCTAGCTGACGCAGGAACAGCGCGTAGTAACTTAGGTCTTGGTGACGGAGCAACGCCAGCCTTTGGTATTGCTAACATGACAGTGGTTGATACAGCTCTTAAAGTTGTAGACACTACTAATCTTCAGACCTATGTAGACGGTGTAGACAGTGCTTTATTTAGAGCTAGAGGCACAGGCTTTACCACTAAATATACATCTACTGTAGCGATTGGCGGTACTACTTTTTCACAACCAGCAGTGTCTGGTGAGATACGCAGCGACCAAGGCTACTTTAATATTAACTACGCAGGCGCAACTGGCGTAACAGTAGCAACACTAACTGCTCCTTCTACTTATGTTTACATCGACAAAGACGGTACTTTGCAACAGCAGATCACTGTCCCGACTAGGGAAGATTGGTCTAGGAAGATGTTTACAATGCGTATTGCAATGGATCTTACCACCTCAACTATTGTGGGTTTTGCTTATTTAAATAATCCAATAGGAAACTATGCAAACAGCATAAGAGACATAGCTAATTATCTGCTAGCACAAGGCGTACCTTTTAAAAAGAATCAAACAATCACAGGTAGAGCGAGTGACTTAGGTTTTGACATCTCCGCTGGAACTCTTATGGAGTTTGGCTCTACAGGTGATATTGACAATCCCAACATTAAAGCTTTTGACGCTGTTGCAAACGCTGAGTTTTTCTTAACTACAAGAACAGCCTTTGATGCTGGCGGCAATACAGCTCTTCCTAAGCTTTGGGACAACAACGGAGTTCTAACAGCTTTAGGCTCTACAACATTAGTGGGACACAGGCTGTATCGCTTTAGCAACGGTAATGTTTGTTTGCAATACGGACAAGGTAACTACGCTAACATGGTCCTTGCTAAGGCCGGTGTCTTGCTTGAAGACTATGTATTAAATCCTATCCTAGAAAACGCTACTTTCTTTGGCTGGTGGTTTATTGAGTCAACAGCTACTAACACTGGTGGAACAACACTTACAGACTTTGTTGAGTATACCATTGGTGTGCAGGGCGGCAGCTCTGGTGGTTTAGCAGGTTGCTTACTTAAAGGTAACAATCTGTCGGACTTGTTAGATGCATCCGCAGCAAGAACAAACTTAGGTTTAGGCACGGCAGCTACAACAGCTTCTACGGCGTATGCTACAACAGCACAAGGCGTAAAGGCTGACTCAGCTTTACAGTCAGACTCAACTTTAAACGCAGACAACATGACTACTGGTACACTCAACGGTGGAACTTACTAAAGGTATTTAAACATGGCAACAAAAATTGTAACTAAAAATAGCTCCACCGCTGCTAGTGTCCCAACAGCAGCACAGCTTGTTCAAGGAGAGCTGGCGGTCAACGTAGCGGACAAGCGT